TATATAAATGGCTGGTGGCGGTTTAATGCAACTCGTAGCCTATGGCGCACAAGATGTTTACCTTACTGGTAATCCACAAATCACTTTCTTTAAAGCTGTCTACAAAAGACACACTAATTTCTCTATTGAAGCAATCACACAAACTTTCTCTGGTTCCCCAGACTTCGGAAGACGTGTAACTTGCCCAATCACTAGAAATGGTGACCTTATCACTAGAATGTACCTAGTATGCAAAGTTACTGGTACTGCTAACGGAACTAACAAATGGGGATGGTCTCCACAACTTGGCCACGCCCTTATCGATAATGTAGAACTTGAAGTTGGTGGTTCAAGAATCGATAAACAATACGGTGACTGGATGAATATCTGGCACTCACTTTCCAGAAACAATAACCACGATGCTGGTTATGCAGCAATGATCGGTGATACTGCTGCAAACACTTCTCTAGCAACTACACACGCTGATGCAGAAATGTACGTTCCACTACAATTCTTCTGCTGCAGAAATAACGGACTTGCTCTTCCACTTATCTCATTACAATACCACGATGTTCGTGTTAACTTTGAATTCTCTGCTGCTTCCGCATGTGTTCAATATGAAGGTGCTGCTGCACCATCTGTTTCCATGGCTTCATGCGAACTATTAGTTGATTTCGTTTTCCTTGATTCCGAAGAACGTAAACGTTTCGCACAATCTTCCCATGAATACCTTATTGAACAAGTTCAATTTACTGGATCTGAATCTGTTAATGCTGCTTCAGTTAAAGCTAGACTTAACTTCAATCACCCATGCAAAGCACTATTTTGGGGTGTCAAAGCAAACAAATGGATGGGAACTAAAATGCTTGCATGGTCTGCTAATTCCGCAGAACTTGCAGAAAAAAATACTATTCTTGCACTTGCACACACTGCTAATGGTTCTGCTACTGTTGGTGGTGTTACATATGAAATCGTTAAAGTTAACGGCACACACGCACAAGTTGACACTGCAGCTAAGTTCAATGCACTTGATACTTCTGACTATGTTGTTGCAGGCCCAACCTTACCAATGAGTGAAATCTCTAAAGGTGCCGCTTCACTTGTTGCACTAGTTGGTGGAGGTAATGCACAAGGTGGTGTTACTGTTAACTTACACAATAACTATGGTTCTAACCTTGATGGCTCAAGTAACCCAGTTACTACTGGTCTTCTTCAACTTAACGGTCATGATCGCTTTGCTGAAAGAGATGGTATGTACTTTAACCAAGTTCAACCATACCAACACTTCGAAAACACACCATCCGATGGTATCAATGTTTACTCATTCGCTGTTAACCCAGTTGAACATCAACCATCTGGTTCATGCAATTTCTCAAGAATCGATAACGCACAACTTGTATTAGGTGTCGATGCTGTCGCAGCAGCTGGCGCTAAATTAAATGTATACGCTCTTAACTACAATGTACTTCGTGTCATGTCTGGTATGGGTGGTCTTGCATACTCTAACTAAGTCTAATCTATTACTTGAAATATAAATAATTAAAAATTAATTATATTGATTTTTAATAATAATTATCTATCTGTTACATTATATAACCTCACTCTTATTTTACCCTCACTTACTGGTCTATTTACTGGTACTGGTTCACTTGATGTTTCACTAAACCCCTCACTTGATGTTGCACTAAACCCCTCACTTGTTGTTTCTTCAGCTTGTACTACTGATTTTTGTACTACTGGATCTTTATAATGCTCTTCAAATAAATCTTTTAAAGGAGACCAATATTCTTTTTCCCAATTTGGATTATTCATTGTGTCTCTAATTTCTTCTTTTTCTTTACCCCATAAATCTCCAAATTTTTCTTTTACTTTTTCCAAAAAATTCCAATATTTCTTAAATTCTAACTCTTTAATTTTAGATTTACCATTTTTTTTACTTTGTATAAAGTTTTCATTTTTTATATAATCCCAATCATTACTACCACCCTCTATCATAGATAATAGATAAATTTTAAAATGAGATTCACGTTTATCTTCCTTTAATTTATCTAAATAATTATATTTTGGAATAATACTTTTTGAAAACATTCTAACTATTTTAGTTAAATTTACCTCTGAAGGATTAATATTTTTATAACTTCCAAACCCTAATCTAATATTTTTCTCTTCATCAAATTTTTCATTATTTATAAATTTTCTTATGTCTGTAAATCTTAATATTTGATTGAAAAAATCTCTTATTGACTCAATATAATCATCAAACACTTTATCTTTTAATTCACTTCCTTTAATCAGTATAACACCAGGTATATCTTTTTCATTACTATCTTTTTGTAGATCAATAAAATTATTCATAAAAGAAACTTTACCTTTTCTTATAGCTCTTACTTCTATTTTTTCATAACATTGTTTACATAAATGATATATGTAGTTCTTCTCAAAAAAACAATATTTTGGAGGGTCATGAGGTGAAGGAATTGAAATATTTAAACCAATTTCGTTTATTTTTTCTATTAAACTACCACTACATTTTGCTAAACTGTTTTCTTTTAAATAAAATTTATTATCTTCTATTGAATTATGTTCATCTCTTATTAATTCATATTTCTCTTCTTGTTGTTCTAGTCTTTTTAATTTTAACATTTTGTTTCCCTGATTCTCTTCAATAATACTTTTATAAATTGTATCCATTTTCTTTCTCATTATTTCTTTAACTTCTTCTTTAACTTCTTCTTTATTTTTAAAAATAACATTTATTTTTCCCTCTACATCTTCATTATACTGAATATAAGCATCATTTTCTTTATCAATTATAAATAAATACAGACCATTTTCATTGAATGGTACTAAATTTTGCATTAACTCATCCTTTTTTTCTAAATAATATTTTTTTGGATTTTGATTTTTATCTAATTTTATTTTGTATAATTTATCATACAATCTATAATCTAATAAAGCATGTCTATATCCTTTTATTTTTGGTTTATTATCTGGTTTTAATGTTTTTTCAAAAGTAAAATAATAACTATTTTCTTTTTTTTCTAAACTATTTGCATCTTTTTCTAAACTATTTACTTTTTTTCTCTCTCCAATAGCAGTAACTTCTAATTTATACTCATCTGATCCTTGATTCCATGATACACTTAATCCCTTATTAACATATTTTTTAAATAGATCTACATAAACTTTCTCTTTTTCTTTAACTCTTTTTATTTCGAATACTTTTTTAATGATATCTTTTTTTTGTAAATTTTTTGTTTCTTCTACTAAACTTTCTATTTTTTTTTTGTCTCCAATAGCAGTAACTTCTAATTTATACTCATCTGATCCTTGATTCCATATCACTTTTAATTCCTTTTTTTTATTATATTTTTTAAATAGATTTACATAAACTGGTTCTATTTCTATATCTCTTTCTATTTCGAATACTTTTTTAATTGATTCATTTTGACTCATAATTATAATATATTATACTATATTATAATAATAATTCAATAATTTACATATATACCTTTCCTTGCAGTTGGTCTAGTACTATTGAATATATCAGTAATATATACAAAGTTTGTTTTCCATTGTAAATCAATTTTTAATTCATCAATTTCTTCTTCTAAAAATGAAATCTTTTTTTCATAATCTTCTTTCATTTGATTGTACTGATCTTTTAAATCATTAACTAATTCTAAATATTCACCTTCATTATTAACAGACATATATTCATGAATGGAAATTATTTCCAGAAAAATAATTAATTCTAACATGTTTATCAGGAATAAATTTTAAATTAAATGTTTTTGGATCTAACTTACTTTTAGGAAAAAATATCCTAATATAAGGATTTATTTTCTTATTTAATCTACGTATACTTTTATAACATAATAATACTTGATCAGAATTTTGAATAGCAAACATTATCAAATGATTATCTGTGCAATTAGTATGTGCAGTAAATGTATCTTCTATCATTTTATATTTTTTATAATAATTACCAAATATTCTTACTATTTCAAGACTAGGTTCTACTATAGGTGCATATTCAGGTCTTACTATTAATTTATGAAAATTCCACATCCCCAATATATGATCATAAGTTACATTAGTATCTAATATTAATTCACCCCTTAGACACATTCCATTTTTTAATAATTTAATTGCTTCATCCATAATTAAAGCTATATTTGGCATACGGTTATATATACAATGTATATAATAAATAATAATGATAAATATAATGTTTCATTTAAATTTTCCTGTAATAAGGTAGGAATATTATATAAATTAGTTTCCAAAATAAATATAGAACAATACCCAAGAACAATAATGGTTGGAAGTAAATAAGAAAAAAATGCACCTATTATAATACCACAAATATAAGGTGCTAAAATTGATAAAATTATTAGACTAAAAATTAATAGAAATTCACTACATAATGCTAATAATATTTCCATATAATTAATTTAAGATATGTTACTTTAAATTAATTAAAACTTTCAATATCCTTTATAAATTCATTTATTATATTTGCTATATCATTATCTCCTTCGTATGTTCTTTTAATACGTAATAACCCGTTTTTTATATTTACATATTTACTTTTTAATATTTTCATTTTTATTTTTGGTATATCGTTCCATTGATCTTCGTTTATTAAATAAATCCTATTTAATATTGTTTTTATCTTTCTCATAAACTGTTTTAAATCATTAAATGTTGATTCTCTTCCTAACCCAATAGTATATCTATATACACTTGTTACCCATGTGTAACCTAAATAATTTTGATGAATTATAATTTCATTATTTTCATTAAAATAAAATTTTTCACCTTCTTTTATTAATCTTAATCTATCTAAATTATGCGATACAGTTTTATAACTTAAATTTAAAATATCCATAAAATCTTTTTCAAATGACTCATGACTTGATTTTGCTAGTTTATCTATTTGGGGATTAATTATATAACTAAATGTATTGAAATTATAAATATTATTATCCTTAATTATATTACGTATCATAATTATATATTGAAATAGATAATTATTAAATGTTTTTTAAACGAATTATTTCATAGATGGATTCGTGACTTTATATTTTAAACTTTATTTATTTTTAGACAACATATTGTTCTAATTTAGTTTAAATTGAAGAAGGTAATTTCTAAATTTGTTTTTATTAATATCAATATAAAATGAATAATTTTCTTTAGACCAAAATATCTTTATTTTATTTATTCCATCATATTGCAAATCAAATATTCTTTCATCATTATAATTATCTAAATAAAAAGAATCAGTTATACTTACAATATTTAAATCAACATCAAAACAAATAAATTTATGCAATCGATTTGCACCATATTTATGATAAATAGTTAATACATATATATTATCTACTTTAATACAATTTGTACAAATTTTACAAAAAAATAAATTGTGTTTTGTATAAATCTTATAAGGCGTTAATTTACCAGATTCTAAATTAATTGAATTCATTATTAATGGTGAAAGAGAATTTATTACATAATAACTATTATTTCTTTGACAAATTGAATTATTAACTTTATCAAAAATTTGATGATATTTATTAATTTTTAAACCTAATTTTTTTATAAAAGAATAACTGTAAGATGGAATATTATTTAACATACTGTAAAAAAATTTATCAGGAATATTTTTTTTCATTAAATCTCTACTTAATTTCTTTGATATATCCTTATTTAAATTTTTATAAATCATCGCTTTTACATATGTAAATTTATATCTGTAAATATCTTCCTCTATAAATAATACATCCTTATTTGGATAAACTATTTTATCTCCTATCTCACAAAAAATATCAGATATCATATATTTTTCATTCTTTGCATAGTATTCAGCTAATATATATAATGGCTCTGATCTAGTTGGCCTATAATCATACGCTTTTAAACACCAATGTATTGCCTCTTTTTCATTACCAATTATTAAATTGCATTTACCAACCATATATATACTAAACCATTTTTCTTCTGGGAAATTATTAATATTTGCTCTTTTAATGTAAAATTCAATTGCTTTTTCATAATTTCTTGTATGTCTATATGACTCTGCTAAGTAAAATAAGTCTCTGGCATTTTTCTTATTATTTTCTACTGATTCTGTTAATAACCTTATATCTCTTTCAAATTTAACATGTCTACATCCACCGTCGCCAAAATCATCAATCCAAATATTTTTAAAATTTGCTATTTTCGGGTTTTTTTTATCATATGCATAATATTCATGTGTTACTCCAACTGACCTAATATTCATATCTCCTTTTAAAAACCTTATTAAATAATATTTTAAAGCACCTGTTTTCAATTGAATATTTATTTCATCAAAATTTTTTAATTGCTCTTTAGAAAAAGAATTATCATATTTTAAAACATGATCTGCATCCATAAAAAATAAATAATCTGCTTTGTTTTTTGCTAATCCTAATGCATGTGTTCTATTTACACCAAAATTAACGAATTCTTTTTCATGTAACTCTCCTGGTATATTTTTTTCTGCAAAATATTCCTTAATTACTTCTTTTGTTTTATCAGTTGATCCAGTATCTACTATTACCCAATAATCAATTATTTTGTAAACAGAATCTAATAATCTTTTCATAATTTTCTCTTCATTTTTTACTATCATATTCAAACATATTGTTACCATATAATTCATAATTATACAAATTTTAAAATATACAACCGAATTTTAATAATAAGTTTAAAGACAAAATATTAATACTTATATATGAGTGAAAAATCAACTAAAATTGATCATCTAAAAGAAGATGAACCTATTTCGGGACAAAAATTTGTATTGCTTTCAATTGTAACTCCAGAAATGATTAAAAATTGTACTGTTAGAGGTATTAAAATTAGAGGCGTATATGGTACTGAACAAGAAGCTCGTGTAAAAGCTGCAGAATTACAAAAGAAAGATTCATTACATAATATTTATGTTGCACCAGTTGGTAAATGGTTACCATGGGATGATGATCCATCAAAAGCACACGATGAAGAATATGCAGAAGGAGAATTAAATAGAATCATGAAAGGTTTGAAAGAAAATCAAGCAAAATCAAAGATGCTACATGAACAAAGAAAGAACGATTTAATAGAAAAAACACTAAAAGAACAAGAAAAAAGAAAGAAAAAGAAAAAAGGGAAGACTAATGATGAAGAAGATGAAATGGTAAATGCAAAATCTACAGATACTACTGGGAAAGTTGAACTCGAGTCGGTTGATATCAATGATATGAATGCAGTTAATAAGAAATATGATACATTAAATGCAGAAAAACAGTTAACAGAACTGCAAGAAAAATTAGATAAGACAAAGGTTGAATTAGAACAAGAAGATAAAAACATTGAAAAAGATAAAAATATCATGAAAGATAAAAGTGAAAATATAAATAAAATTAGTTCTGAATTAGAAGAAGCAGAGAAATTATACGAACAATTAGCGAAACAATAAATTAATAAATCATAAATTAAATCTTATTTTATGATATATGGATCGTATTATATCCATTTTTGGTATATTTTCTATAATAATATTTGCTATAGGATTAGGAAAATTAAATTATAAAAAATTAAATGAAAAAAAGAAGTTAAAAGTTATTTTAACACGTACTTCAACAGAAGAATTAATTAATCCTACACCACCTAGTATTACTTTTGATAAATTATTTTCACAACCATCGGTGTTTATAGGTGATTTTGGATTAGCTACAAAAAATAAAAAGTTTTATAGACAGCAGCCAAAAAAAACAACACAAGCTAAAAAAACAACTAAAACAACTAAAAAAACTAAAACAACAAGCTCACCAAATACATCAGAAAAGAAAAAAATAAAAAAAATAACAAAAAAATTAAAAAAAATAGCTAAAGGATCTACTACAACAAAAACAACCACAAAAACTACTAAAAGTTAAATAAAAATATAATTATTATTTAATCTTCTTTCTTAACTACAATGTTTGATTTTCTTGTTCTACTTGAAATAAAACTTGACATATCTAATATCTTCTTTTTATCATCATATTTTGGATTAAAATATTTCTTATGAAATTTATTAAATCTTCTTGAACCAATTTTAAACTTCTTTCTATTTTTTGCTTTATACCAAAATACCTTTTTCTTTATATCATTTGTTCTTAACCTATTATCAATTACCATACAACCATAATTATCTGTTACTTGCATAAATACCTGTTCAAATACATCTCTTGTTGGAAACATACCAGCATAATGCTCATATAATTTCTTCCTGTTATTTACAAAATCTTCACCTAACATAAATATAAAGTCAAAATTTGATCTTAATTCTGGTTGAATACCTAAACAATATTGCATCGTTAATATAAATGTTACTTGATAATGCCTACCTTCATTAAATATTGATAACATATTAGGATCTTTTAACCACAAATGTTTTGATGACATACAATCATCCATAAGTAATACTGAACGAGGATCTATTAATTTTTTCCTATCTTTTTTTCTTTGCTCATTTTTTTTTAAAATCATCTTCTGTCTTTGTAATAATTTTGGTATTATATTCACTTTATACTCATGATGAATGAATGCAGGAGGAAAAAAATCATCATAAAATTTTGTCATTTTATCAGTTGGTGCTATTATTGTACCACAAGGTATATCGTATAAATAATATAATATGTCCCTTACAACCCATGATTTACCTGAACCTGATTTTGCTATTACTGCTATTCTAGGATTTTTTGCATCACCATTTTTATCATAAGCTAATTTTCTCATATCAAATCTTTTTAATTCTAAAGCATTCCCATCATATACTATTTGTTTTATATCCATATATAAATATAAAAGAAATTTAAAAATTAAAATTCCGCAGGTGTTTTAATATAATTTAATGACTTCTTAACAAGGTCAGCTGACATATTGTTATTATCTAATATAAAAAATCCAACACTAATTATTATTAGATGAAATAATGCATCTATAAAATCTACATTTTTAACATTCTTATTTTTTAATTTTGGATAGATAAACAATCTCCACATAAATACAATTAAAGCTATTCCTAATACTACATATTTCTGGTCTATATTCATTTATATACATGTTATAGATAATTAACTTTGTTATTTATAACTTTTATATTTTATGAAGTGCTCTATAATTTTTATTTTTTGATACCTTTTTTACTGAATTATTGTTAGTAAATATATCACTGTCTTTATTATTTACGCCAATTTGTTTCTTAAATGGTTTTTTTTGATATTTTATTTCTTTATCATTGCTAAATATTTCTTCATATTTATCTGCATTATCTACATTATATGAAAATGATGATTCAACATTTTTATTATTTATATTTTGAGCCTCAAAATGTTTGTTTTTTATAATATTATCAATCTTTTCACTTTCATTTCTTGAATTACTTAAAAATTTTTTAACATTCTTCTGTAACTCTTCTGATGATATTCTACCCCTTGACCTTGACCTTGACCTTGATCTTGATCTTGATCTTCTTCTTGTATTTCTTCTTGATCTTCCCCTTGAACTTGATGTAAATCTTCTCCTAGAATCAGAATCTGATCTTCTCCTTGAATCAGTACTTGATCTGCGTCTACTATCACTTGAACTTGATCTACTACTTAAATTCTTCCTATTTTTTAAATCACCGCCTTGTTGCTGAACTGGAAATAATTGTTTGCCATTTACTGGTATAATTGGAAATTGATTAGGATCTACTCCTTTTTTCTCTACCTGATTTAAATCTTTACTAATTAATTTTACACGTATATCGTCTATTGGATCAATCATGTTAATTTTATCTTTTAATTGTTTTAAATTTTCTACACTTTCATTTGGTACTTTTAATTTTATCTGTTGATCATATACCTCAACGTTCAGAAATTCATCTATCAAATAATCTAATGGTAATAATTCTATTATTGAATTCTCTATTTCTTTCTCAATTATTTTCATTACCATGTTCATATTATTTAATACTTCTATATCTTTTAGTTCTTTGTAAAATAAAATAGGATTGTTGAATACATTTCTTGCTACTAAAATGTATGTTTTGTGAATAAAATCTTTTAAACTTGCTTTTTCATAAAGTGATGGATCTACAAATGTATCTTTAGTCTCTTCTAAAAATATGCTTATGTTTATTTTTATTAAACTCTTTAGTAAATTGTCTAAATAAATACACTTACTATTTGATTTAATTCTATTTACCTCTTTTATTAAATCACTTTCTGACCATTTTGGAATTCTACTTAATAATCCTTGAAATACCATTAAAACATTCTCAGGTTCTGCTATATTTGTTGCATCTAAATAAATTGATAGTAGACCCTCATAAATAAACGGTTTTATACTATTTATTAATTTATAAGTTAAAATATTTTTTATTCCTACTAGATTAGACATTTTTATATTATATTAGAGATTTTTCTCTAATATATTTTTATTTATCACCATATAATTTAATGATTTCCACCACGAGATCTTAATACTTTTAATTGTTTTTTTGTTAAACATGGGCATCCTCTTCCTCTTTGACCAGTGCAGTTCATGTTATTTGGAACATATTTGGTTCCTAATTCACCCTTCTTTACTCTTGGATCTCTTTTTACTCCAAATGCAGGTGGCCATTGTTTTTTACAACAGTCTGGACTACACATTGCATCAGATACTTTGGCAATTTTTGATACATTTGCTGTAAACTTATCAGCTAAAGCAGGTAGAAAGTAAACCATACTCATATAAACTAACACACTAAGTGCTCCCATCAATAAAATTTGCTTATCGTTTAACATTTGTATTTATATATTAATAGTAAACATTTTTTCTGTTCTTATATTAAATTTCTATAGGTATAATTTCTAAATATAACTTTAATACTACATATTTTTTTATTTTCTTATTATAACTCCTCTTCGTAAAATCTATTTCTATATTGTAATTCTCTAAAAATTTATTTAAATTATCTACTATATTCTCATCTATATTTCTAAAAAAATTCTCTTTGCTTTTCTCTATTTTTTTACCATCACTATGCCTCTTTAAAGCCCTGTTTTGTAACTTATTTAACTCTTTCTCGTATTTTGTCATAAAATACTCCTCATCTTCTATTGTTATCGTATTCAATCCTAATTTCTTACATTTTATAACATAATAACCCTCTAATGTTACAACTAACGAATTCTGAACAACACCCTCATTATAATTTTCCATGAAGTGAATTATATCCTCTGCACTTGGCGGATCGTATACCATTTCATCTTCTAATCTACCATATACTCCTCCAGTCGGTGGATGGGTGTGAAATATTAACTCATTCTCTTGTATATCCGGTAAATCATAATTGAATAATATCTCCTTGTCATCCTCTGCACTAAAGTTTCTATGTGTATTTATTATTATCTTGTCCACTCTACCACTATCATTTATATCTAGTAACCCAGCATGCTCTATGTATTGTTCATTCCTCTTTCCAAATACCTTCTTCGCTCCCATGTACATTAATTCATCTAATATACTTAAATGTTTATATGATAACATCACTATTTTCTTATTTCCAACTCTCACTTCACTGTTGTTAAATATTAATGTAAAATGTTTATCCGATATTAACTTCTCTAAATCCTGATTCTTTATAAACTCTTTGAATTTTTTACTTATCATTGTATTCTTATTACTAACAATCCATATATATGGACTTAAATAATATGCTTGTAAACCTGATTCTAATTTATATTTATTTACTTTATTTTCTATTTCTCTTAATTTTGAATACTCATTTCCAATCGGTACCTCTAAATCTTTATCAAATCTACTTTCTAAAAATTTACTTCCTATTTTTAATAATTCTTTATTTGAACCTTCAATTTTATAAATATTTTCATCTATTAACAATATACTCATATATTATTACTTATTTTATAATTTTAATTTTATTTTTACTATTTAAATATATATTTATTAATAATTTAGTTAAAATGACAAGTTGGTTTATGAAAAAAACTAATAATACTTCTAATAGATTAGAAGATACGCAACAAAATAATGATCCATCATTATCTGCTCTAGACAGGCAGTTGCAACAAAATTCTAGATTTAGTAGACAAAACACTGTGAATAATCAAAATAATAGAAATTCATACAGTAACCGTTCAAATAGAAATCGTTCTAATAATAGACATCATAATAATAATAATAATAATCAACCTTTAACAGCATTAGATCGACAGTTACAAGAATCTCAACGAAACAGAAACAATAGAGATCGAGGTGGAAGAGGTAGAGGTAGAGGTAGAGGTAGAGGTAGAGGTAGAGGTAGAGGTAGAGGAAGAGGTACTAGAGATGGTAGAAATAGGGACAGAAATAAAAATAATGATAATAATAATTTAACTACTGTATTTAAAGAAAATCTTAATTCTGAAGAATTATTTCCTACTCTTCAACCAGAAACTACAAAAAGTACACCACAACCTACTGTTACAACAATATGGGGTAAAAGTTTAAACAATGTTAAATCAATATCTGATAAGCAAGAACATGATCTTAAATTAGCATCAATTGAAAGTAAAAAAAAAGAAAAAGCAAAGGATGATGAGCGTAAATTACAAATGAAAGAATTAAGAAAAGAAAAGGAAAAAATAGCAATCCTAAATGACATAGAAAAGTATTGTAAAGGATCAAAAAATGATTTTGTTAAAGAAAGATTAATAAAAGAAGCAGGTATATTTTCTGATGAAGAAGATGATGAAGAAGAAATAGACATTAATGATGATGCATATTATCAAGAAAGATATGATAAATTTTACGATAAAACTGATATATATTGGCAATTAGATTATATACCTATGATTAACAAAAAAGAAAAATATCAAAGAATATATGAAATTGATAATTATGGATACATTTATAAAAAATGGATAAACAGTACAATGAATAATTATTTTGAGAATAAATTATACGATAATAAAGAACCAGAAGATTTTGGTAATTATCATCCTGATGATGAAAGATATATTGATCCAAGAGAAGATGAGTTATATTATTTATTTGGAAATGAAATAAATATTGGATATAATGGTTATATCTATAAAAAGAAACCATGTGGATTTAAAAGTAATGGAACTCTAAATTATAATCGAGAAAAAATTTATCGTGCAGTATATCCTATTTATGAGGAAATTATTGAAACACATCATAATTATCCATCAGAGAAAACCCTACGAGAAACAGGTCAATGGAAAGATATTGAATGGACTGTTTTGGGACCTAATCCAAATTATAAAAAATAAATTTAATATAATTTATTTAATTAATAATTAATTTTTTAAATTCTTCAAAATTAATTACACAAAACTTTTCTTCATAGTTTCCTGGATATCTTTCAGATTTATTTTGAACTTTTACTATATCTTTAAAACTATTTATCTTATCCTCTTTTGTTACTTTAGGATTTATTTGACTTATATGCATGTCAATTGACATTAATTTTCTCTCAAAGTCATTTTTTGAAATATAAACACTTGTATTATATTTTATATCTGAATTGTTCCAATCACCCCATGCACTTTGATATAACCAAACCTTTTTTAATGATGCATTTTCCTTTATATTTTGTATTATTTTTACACATTTTGTATGTGTCTTCTTCGGATCACTATCTATACAAATAAATAAATGATGAGGATCATCTTCATTTATTATATTACTTAGTTTATTGTAGTCTTTCTCTGTTATCTTTCTTTCATTATCATAGTAAAATGGCAACTCACAATTTTTAACCTTCTTATGATTATAACCTAATACCATTACTGATGACATCGCTTCCCTTATTCTACCTAAATTTCCTATTTCATCATCATCCTTTATACCTCCTAAACCATTTGTCATGTAATATATATTTACATTATCCTTATTTGGTAATAAATTCATTGTACCTCCCATTCCTATCACATCATCATCTGGATGAGGACTTGTTATAACAACTCTATCTGTAATACTTATATTCTTTTTAATAGTATCTATAATTGGATTACCATCTATATCAATATTTTCTTGTAGGTGTAAATAATATAAATATGTTTTATGTTTAATTTCTCTTGCTGCTAAATCATCACACAATATAATTGAATTTGGATGTTTTTGAAATATTGTACATGTATATTGAGAAGAAATACATCCTTCTATACACTCTCTTATAGCAACTGCTTTATTTATTCCAGATGCCATAATTATTACTTTTTTTGCAGAATAAACCGTATCTATTCCAACTGTTAATGCTTGTTTTGGTACTTCATCTATATTATCAAAAAATCTTGAATTGTCTAATACTGTCTCTAGACATAATGTTTTTATCCTAGTTTTCGATTCTAATGATGAACCTGGTTCATTAAATGCTATATGACCATCAGAACCAATCCCGCATAAAAATATATCAATACCGCCATATGATTTAATCTTATTTTCATAGTTATTACATTCTTCTATTAAATCATCTGCTAAGCCATCTAATATATTTATATTTTCTTTAGGTATATCAATGAAATTAAAAAAATTTGTATGCATAAAATAATGATAACTTTGCTTATTTTCTTTTGATAAACCAATATATTCATCCATATTAAATGTTACTACATTCTTAAAACTTAATTTTCCTTGGTTATAAAAATTTATTAAATTCTTATATACTCCTAATGGTGTCGACCCAGTTGGTAAACCTAATACAAATGGTTTATCTTTATTATGACTATTTATTTTGTTTTTTAAATATACAGATACCCAATAACAAATATTATCATAATTTTCTTTAATAATTACTCTCATATATCAATATAAAAAATAATTTCTTAAATCAATAATTAATCAGTTGAAAATCCTTCTTTGTACCAATTTTTTAATTGTTGGTATTTTTCAGCTTCACTATTACCTGGTATTTCCTGCCAAGCAACAATTGAATCAATATGACACTTAGGACAAGCGGCATCTGTATTTAAATAAAAAATAGTAACTAAATTACTATCATATTTTTCCTTGCAAAAAAAACAACCTACGTAATTAGTAGACGGTTCTTGTATAGTAAGCTTATTGTTTTGAATATATCTTTTGTAAGATAAAGTATTACCTATTTGATTTGGCATATAAATTTAAAAATTATTTAATAAATTTATATTTTCAATTTTTATTATTAATTGATTAATTTTTTCATTTTTGATGTTAATGTTATTTTCTCTGTTATCTTATTTAATTTTAATATTATTTCAATATCCTTTATACTTAAATTATACTCATGCTTAATTTTCCTAACTTTTTCGTATTCCTTATTTATAATAAAATTTGATATTATTGTATTCATATAAATTAAATCCTCTAAATTTTTATTCGGAATACTATGTTTTAATATTAAAATATTTTTCCTATTAATATTCTTTAAACTTGTCTTATTTAAATCAGAACTAAATGATATCTTTGCTTTCTCATCTTTATTACTACTATATTTATTCAAATTGTATGAAGTATTCACTGTAGTGTAAAATGCATGAATATTCTCTTGTAAAAACCAATTTTGATCGGTATATATAGACGTCTCTATTACATCTCCCCATGAAATCGAATTTGATACATTCTTCATTATCTTAATATATATATCATTGTTCCTACATTCATACTTTGAAAACATAAAATTTATGTAATTCTCATGTATCATTAATGGTAACAATACCTTCTCATTCATATATAAATGTTGTAACTCTGTAAATGAACTGTACTTTTGTAAAGCAAATTTTGTTGCATCAAATAAACTAATCTCCTCGTCTTTCTTTTGATTATTTGATAAAAATGTCTTAATATTCTTGTATTCTATTACCTTTTTCTTAAAAGTAAAATATATATCCTGTAATACTATCAAAAATCTTCTGTAATCATATTGACTAAATTCAATCACTTTTTTAACAGCTTTTTCATTCTCTAATTTAAATTTTTCAGACTTTTCTATCTTGTTTAATAACTTTTTAAAATGATCATATGTAGGCTTTTTTAATGTAAATGTTAAACTAAATTTCATTATGTCTGATATAAACTTATTATGTTGCGTATTTGTTGTAATGAATATTAATGGAAAATGCTTTTTAATATTATTCTCCTTATACATATCACTTATTGCATTTTTTTCAGATGTTAATGAAATTGTCTCTGATTCATCTATTATTACACAGTGTTTATATTTATTTGCAATTGATCTAGAATTATAAAAATTCATTACTCTTGATGAAATCGCTGGCTCTTTTTTACTTGTATATGAATTAAAATAAATCTCGTTATATCCACATTCTTTCACTAATAATTTAATTATATGAGTTTTACCAATACCATGTACACCCATTAAAACTATACATGAATTCTCATTCTCTTTTTTGTAAAAATTTTCTAACCACGTCCTTATCTCCTTTATTATTTCTTTATTATTATTTATTTTATTAGTATTAGTTGGAGAATATTTATCAATCCAAAATAGTTTACGTGATTCCTTATTATTTTTACTAACTATCTTATCTTTTTTCTCAATATTAAATTCAAATTTCCTTTTTGTATTTAATTTTGCACCTGGAAGCTGTAATATAGTTGATTTACTCATTTAATATTATTATAAATAGACTTTTAAATTAATAATTTATTTCAAACTATTAATTTATTTATTTCCTAGTTCAACCGAAGATGGTATCGATGCCATACCTTTGAAATTCTTTACAGATTTTATTGAACACTCAAACTGTTGTAACATGTATATATTGCAAAAACTTGATCCTGAATACTCTTTCTCCTTCTCTAATGCTATTTCTCTAGCTTTACTCTCGTCTATATCATCATCTGTATATAAATTTCTTACACCGGAATAATTCCAATACCATGTCGGACAATCATATTTATACATAAATATGTTCATTTTAATTTATACTATATATTTTTTTTATTATTAATACTTAATAAAAATTGGTAAATCAATGTAATTGATTAATTCAATTTTACAGTTTCCTATGGAAATATAAAAATTGATAATTAATTATTAATATATTAAACTTTATATTTATATGAATATCTTGCTAAAATTTCAAGATAATACTAAAGATATTGTCTCTGTTAAATTAAGACAAAAAATTAATATACTAGATAAATTTATTTTTAAAAAATATCAAGATTTTAAAAATAATGATGCTATTACTTATAACTATATTTCTATTGATGATAAAACTAAAATGTTAGCAAATAATGTACTTAATAAACAAAAAACATTTCAATCTCAAAGTATTGTAAAAAATTCTACTATACATGTAAATATCGATCTCAATACTGTTTTTATAGAGAAAAAAAAAGAAGCATTCGTTGATACATTAGTATCAACTCATAATAGTAATATTAATACTAAAACTACTAATACTAATTCCGAAATTATCAGTACTCTTAAAAATATGGGATTTTCTGATATGGATGATGATACTATTAATGCATTAATTGATACATGTAAATCACAAAAAAATGTTAAAGAAGTATCAGTACAAGATATACTAGAATTTTTAACATAAAAATTGAAAAAAATACTTCTTTTATTTGTATATTAAGTTATGAAATATATAAAATACTCTCCTAAATTTTTTAAAAGTAAATATACTAGAACTAGAAAAGGTGAATTTAAAATTTTTGAATTAAATTATATCAATCTTCTATGTTTCTTATTTAAAAAAGGAAATTTAAACATTCCTCATAATTACCCTTTACGTATTTTTTTAGCTCACTGTTTAGGATGTAAACCTATGAGAATTAGTAAACTAAAAAAAGGCGCTGAAGCTATAAATAAACAAAGATATATTCATTATAATAATTTAATAACTAATGATACTATTAAATTATTTAATAAAGTACAATCAGTATTTCTTGAAAATATTGATTCTAATCTAAAAATATTAATTCCTAATATCTGTAATGAACAAATTCAATTATTAGATTTTATAAAAGTAGATAATAAATCTAATAGTTTTTTAGAAGAAATTGATCTGTTTACTTTTGATGATGATTTTAATCCTATTGATGTTTATAATCCTTTTAATTTAACAAATTCAGATTTGATTAAAATTGAATAATTTTTGTATTATTGTAATCATAATAAGTATGTCTCTCAGTTTAAAAGCATGGGGCTATCAAACATGTTGTCCAGATGAAGAAAATGTAGTAGGATATTATACAATTAAAGATCCAGAAAAAGTTAAAGTTTATAAAGAACCTACTTATGATTCTGAAACATACGACAAAATATTACTAGAGTCATATGAACAATGGAAATATAAAAATGCTAGTAAGTGTAATCTAACTCTAGAAAAAATGAATGAAAAATTTGGAAATATTTATACAATAAAAGATTATGATATTAAATTAGGTAAATCAAATGCATTGTGGGGTTGGGAAAAAAAAAATAATAATAAAGAAAAAACTACATGGATTAGAGTTGATCAATATAAAAGTATGTGGATCCCCTTTGAACACTATGAACTCTCTAGTAGTGATGAAGACAGTTCAGATGAAGATAGTTCAGATGATGCTGATACTCAACTGGAAAAACTAAAAAACTCTCATCCTTCTGATGAAGACGAAAATAAAGAAGTGTACATGATACATTGTAAAAAAAAACAAAGATTTGTTTAAAATGATTTACAATATTCATAAACATAAAAGGAAATACTATTTACAATTATAGCACGGAACGCACAAGGTAAATATCCTTTCCATATTTTCCCTTGCTTAATTGCTTTTTTAATTGATATATTTTGAGCTATTTGACGAGTTCTTATTACATCAATTGGATATGTTATTGTCCAATTTAATAATCCTGCAAGACCACCAGATACTAATGGTGATAATTTTAAATCATTCTTGCAATAAAAATAACCACCAAAATATAATGTGTTTGCTAAACTTTCTCTTAATAAATTACTAAATTTTCCTTTTGTTTTTATAAAATCATTTAGTTTTAATTTAATATTTGCCTGCCTTTTTATTTTACCAATATCAAATACATATATAAAAGGAGACACAAATAATCCTGAAACTAATCCTGATAAAGTAGGTGATTTAGTATATTCAATTGATTTATCATATACTGGAAATACGATCATATTGAAAACTAATGATCCACATAATGGATATAAAGACCCTCTGTAATAATTATTAATTTTCATATTTCTCCAATTTTGATTATTTTGAATACGAACTTTTATGGTATCCAAAGGATGGCCGAACAAAGTCTGAGTTGCTCCTATTATACCACCTATCACAAATTCATTCATATATTCTATATACTTAAAAATTGAAATTTATATTTAAAATTTAAAAAATATAAATATAAATGAATCCATCTATACCAATAGCTACATGCCATAATTTTTCAGGTCCAGATTATATTAATGAGTCTATATATATTTATGATACTAGTACTTTTACACCAATATATAACTTGGATCATCATTTGTTAGGATATAAAGGTCCACTCAGCTATCGCCCTACTTATAATTCAAATGGAGCAATTGAACTTATTTTAGAAAATAATAAATCAAAAAAGCTCGATGCAATTGTTAAATATAAGTGGAGCGATGGGATTGTTGTTGAAATACTTGAACTTGATTAACATCGACTACCCTTACCAATAAAAGAATTTACTATATTAACATTACCAAATATAAATTCAGAATTACATGAAATCTTTCTTGGAAATTGTAAGTTTTGAAAATTTTCATTATTAACAAATAAATTTCCATGCATACATTGTATCATTAAACCTAATGGATAAATTAAAAATATTAATGAATACTTTTTAGTTGATACAAAAATTCCTCCTCTATCTGTTATATTTGCTAATATTTGAGGTATCGAATTTAAATGATATTTCAATCTAAAATTATTTATTTTATGCTTTGAAAAGGAATCTGAATACAAATTTTTACCTTCTTTCTTTAATCTAATAAATCTCTTGAATGTAAATTTTTCATCAATTATGTTATAATCATATTTCTCACAACCATCAAAAGTTGCTAAATATAATTCCATTCGTTTCGAAAAAACACATAATCCTGACATTAACATATCAAAACCATTTTTTGGTAATATTTCATCTTCGTCTACTTTAAATATACTAAAAATTAAATAACTTGATAACTGATCTAAATCATAAAACTTAAAACTAAAGAGATATTTACCTTCCTTATTTACTTCTCTAAAACTATTATTGCTTATAATACTCTTAATGTTTTGAATTTTTGAAATCTTGTTAAAAATTTCAGTATTTAACTTTTTCTCATTGATATCCTCTGTTAATATTTTTATATTAACTAAGGCTAATGTGTTTTTTAAAGTAAATACTACTTCAGCTAACTCGTTTTCAAGGTTGTACTCTTGTTCCATAATTAATATTATTTATATATTTTTTTTAGTTACAAAGTGCTCTTAAAAATATTATCTTTTACTATAATGATAAAGTAATTAAATTAATATAAAACAATGTTAATTTAATAAATAAAATGTATAGAAACCTTTGGTTTCAATTAATATTTGAAAATATTTATAGAATCTTAATATTTCTATTTATCACCCACTCCTGTTTTTCTAAAATACTCTATTGTACCTACAATACAAATTATCTTATTTTTAATAATAATATTATTAGGGAAACTATTTCATCTAGTTCAATTACTTCTCATTTCGCTGTTGAAATTCCTTCTATTGAAGATACTAAAACTGATGAAACTGTTTCCTGCTATTATTTTAATGAATATCCTATTGCAAAATCTAATTTAAAAGACTTACTTATTAAAAATAACTCTTACTCAGTTTCTAATCATAATTATACTGCTACTTCAGATCATTTGTTTAATATTGTTGGTATTTTTAAAGCTTCACCACTCAATTATAACAGTAAACCGCTATTTATTGAATTGTATTTTGATAACTCACTTGTATCATTTTATGAAATTAATACTGAATTTACTACTATATCTTTTTTTGAACAAATTTATCAAACTATAGGATACCATAGTTTCAAAATTATTATACGATCAGAAGGTATATGGTGCTTATGTCCAAGTAAAGGTTCTGGATTTGAAAATAATAAATATTATTTTGCATGGACTAACGAACAACCTCTACTAACTATTCAAGAATTAACTATTTTGCATAAGATTGATAAAAATCAATACAGTGTTGTTGTTTAATATATTAAAAAAATTGAATATTTTATTTTAATAAAGAATATAATAAATTATGTCCAAAGAAAAACTTGATATAAACACATATATAAATATCATAATATCCGATAACGAAGAATTAAAAAACTATATTTTAAACTTTATCAATCAAAATTTTAAAAATGATTTATTTTTAAATCTTATTAATGATGATAATATAAAAAATTCTATTGATACTCTCGCTAATTTTTGTAGCATTACTACTCTATTAATTGATGAATGTATTAATATTCTTAATAATCAATTAGATAGTAAAACATTAGAATACGCTTATAAAATAAAACAAAAATATAGAGATGAAAAAATAAATTTTAATATTGTAAGCACTATTAAATTATTATTAATTCAAGATATCAGGGATAAAAAATTAAAAAAAAAAGAAGCAGATATTATTGGTATTAAGACATATAATCACTTCTTATTGTTAAAGTATTTTAAGAAAAAAAAAACAATAGTAACAGAAAGTGCATATTTAAGCCATTTTATTAAATTTAGTGATCTTAATTTTAACATAAATATTGAAGATTATTATTCATATGAAGATTTCCAAATATCAGAATTTGAAAACTTAAACCAAGATAATATCAAAGATAATTATCAAAAATCAACTATTTTTGACGTTCTTGAAAAAGAAGCACAAGAAGAATTCGAAAATTTTATTAATAGTGATGCCAATACTAATAAGAAAAATATTAGGTTAGAATCACCAAATTCAATTACACACCCATTTGAATTTTAATAAAAATTGAATTATTTTTTTTATTAAGTAAATTTCCTATAAATAATATGCCCAAGCTATACAGTCGCATTGATGAAAATGTATTAAGACATAATATTACAAATCCATTATTAATTTTAATAAAAAAAATTAATAACTTTTGGAGTATTCTTAATAATCGTAATAAACAACAAGACATCAAAATTGAAGTATTAGAAAAAAGAATAAAAACTTTAGAAACATTAGTATTAAAACAAGCTATCGGTATTAATTAATTTAAATATTTTTTGTATGTATCTAATGTATTTTTTCTAGAAGATTTATAATCTATAATAGGCGATGGATAATCTATATCATATTGAGAGTGAAATTTTTCCCAATTATGTATATGTTTAGGATCAACATCTTTTAATTCAGGTACCCATTTTTTTATATATTCTGCATTCTTGTCGAATTTTTCAGATTGAGACCACGGATTCATTATTCTAAAATATGGTTGTGAATCTGCCCCAGAACCTGAAGTCCATTGCCAATTTCCGTTATTAACACTTGGATCATAATCTGTTAATTTCTGTGCAAAATATTTTTCACCCTTTTCCCAAGAAATTAAACATAATTTTACTAAAAAATTTGATGTAATTAATCTACTTCTATTATGCATATAACCAGTCTCATTCATTTCTCTCATACCTGCATCTACAACTGGATATCCTGTTTTTCCTTCACACCACTTTTTAAAAATAGTGTTATTTGTTTTCCATTTTATTTTATCATATTTTGGTTTCATTGATTTACCAAATACTGGGAAATAATATGCAATGTAATAATAAAACTCACGCCAATATAATTGATTAAATAATTGATTACTACTTGGAACCTTTGATTTTAATTTATGATAAACTTCTCTAATTGATATATTACCAAATTTAATATAAGCTGATAATTGTGTTGTCTCATATGTTAAGTCATTTCTTTTATTATTATAATTTGTAAAATCATCTAATTTATTTAAAATTTTCAATGCAATTGCTCTACCACCCCTCACTAATATATTGTCGTTTTTTTTGTAAAATTTATTAGTATCACTAAAATTAATACTTTCTTTTAGTTTCGGACCTGATTTATAATTTGATGATTTATTTTTTTTTGGTTTATCAACTTTAACTTTTGAAGCCATTCTAAAAAATGGTGTATAAACTTTATACGGAGTACCATCATCTTTTAAAAATGTACCTATTTTATGAAGTAAATAATCATGTGAACCAAAACATTTTTTATCAAATTTCTTACAAACTTTAACAATATCATTATCTCTTTGTATTGCATATGGAGTATAATCTGTATTAAATACTACTCCATCAATCTCTTGATCTTTTTTTAATAGTTTTTCTATTATTTTATCTTGTTCTCCAAAATATAGTGTTAGTTTATTCTTTAATGATTTATTTAAATCTTCTAAAGATTCAATCATAAATTGAACAGCATTATCTGATTTAAATTTATTTTTCTTAATTTGTTCTGGAGTAAATATAAATATTGGAATTACATGCTTACTCTTCTTACAAGCAAACAATAATCCTAAATTATCTGCTATTCTTAAATCTCTTCTAAAAATGAATATTAGTTTATTAAACATATATATATATTTAATAAATATTTCTTTATTTTAAAGATATATAACAAGTTGTACCATTCTTTTTCATTGCTGACTTAAATATTTTTGGAAAATTTTTAACTAGAGCTTTATCTAATTTACTAAATGATAAGTTTTTTCTCATTATTTGGTACATTATCCTGTTTTTTCTTATAGCTTTCTTTAAATTTTTTACTCTAATTCTCTTTATATGATTTGTGTTAAAATAATCAATTAAATAATTTTTTATTCTTAGTAATTCATTTTCCTCATCTACTGAATCATCGTCATTTGATTCTTCTTCATTAGATTGTTCTTCAGATGTATAATCTGATAGATCAGAAAATTGTGTTAAATACCCTTCTTCGTCTGATTTAAGTTGAATATTATAAATTATTTCTTCCTTGTTTTCTTTTACTTTTTTCTTTTTCTTATTTTTTTTTTCTTTTTTCTTGTTACTATTATTATTTGATACATCTACAAATTTATCGCAAAAATGAATTATATTAGAATAACCATTCCCATAAACTAAAGTATCAATATTATATTCTCTCAATTTCTTACATAATGGAATATAATCTTTATCATTGCCACATATTGTTACTTTACTTATATTTTGATTATAACAGTATTCTAATGCATCTAACATTAAACATGCATCTACTGATCCTTTTCCTTGAATTTTTAAAGTTTGTTTTTGTTCTAATCCAAACTGAAAGATTTTATCTGTCCAGAAATTAATTACTGCTTCTTCTGAAAAATCTGCATATAAATTCTTTATTTTACCATTATGATCTGATATTATCTTTTTTAAAACATCATCATTAACTTGAAAATTTTCTCCATCAATTAGTAAAATCTCTTGCATTTTATTAGATGTATTTATATCATCTTTATTTTGATTCATTAAATTAATTATTAAATTATTTTTAAGTTAATTTTTTGTATTTTTTTTTATTATTTTTTTTGAAGTTGATAATATATCATCTTTATCACTCTTTTTCATTTTTCTCCAGTGAGCTAAATTTCTAACATATGGGGTTTTTTTTAGTTTATCTTCATGATCTACTAAAAATTTATAATATAATGATTTCCAAATTTTATCCCATTCTCCTTTAGGATAATTACTCATATTTAATATGTAATTTCCACTGCTAATATATGGTTTTCTCATAGTTAAACCACCATCCGCCCATTGACCCATTGAATATACATTTTGAATCATTACCCAATCATAACTGTCTATTGCAAATTCCATAAACCATTTGTAACATTCATGAGGATTTAATCTATGTAAATTCATTATGTTGGACATCATCATTAGTCTTAATATATGATGTAAATAACCTGTTTCAAATGCAATTTTTATTGCATCATCTACTGGTTTAATTCCTGTTTCACCTGTATACCATGCTTTTGTTAATTTTTTCTTATGATTGAAATAATTTGTTTTAGTCATTAAATCATATCCATATAAATAACAATATCTTTGATATTCTCTCCAACCTAAAATTTGTCTAATAAATCCTTCATAATTATTAATTTTTACTTTTGATTTATTTTTATTATAATAATCAGTTACAGTTTTTACAACAAAATCAGGGTTAATAAGACCACAATTAAGCATAGGACTAATAGTTGAATGAAACATAAACCATTCAGAATGATGTATAGCATCTTGATATGTACCAAAATTAGCTAATTTTTCTTTACAAAAATACTTTACCCATTTTTTTGCTTCAGTATGAGTTGTTGGAAACAATAGTTCAGTTGATCCATAATTATTTTTAAAATTATCTGTTATATACTTTTTAGCATAATCATCATATTTTGTTTTTTTCCTTTTTGGTAAACTAGGAATTTTTATGTTTTTTGGTAAACTTACCCTATTTTCATTATCATAAGATTTAGTTTTCTTTAAAATATTTAACTCATTTTTAACAAATTCATAAAAATTTTTATGAAAAAATCTACTGTTTTTCTTTGATTTATCATAGTCATCTAATTGATTCCTTTTTATTAAAAAATTTGGATTCTCTAAAATATTTATCTCCTTTTTTTTTAAAACTTTATTTAATCTCTTCATTAATAAATGATCTGTAACATCAAATAATGTAATTGATTCAATGTCTTTACTTTTTAACATATTGTATTTCAGATTTTTTAATTGATTAAAACTAAAATATTCTACTTTGTATTTGTTTTTTTTTAAATAATCATAATAATTTTTCATACATATTACATGATACATTAACTTTAATTTATTAAATTTCATTTTAATATTTCTATTACCAAAATAAATAGGATCTTCTAACAAAAACACATTTTTAATTTTTGGTAAGTATTTTTTTTCAAATAATTGATTTGGAAAAATTACTAAAACATTCATTATATATTATTTTAAATAAAAATATATATTTATAATTAAATAGTATGAATCATGATTACTATAATATAATTAATATTGATAGTATTGAAGAATATGATAAAGATATTTGTTCTAATATTTATATAGTTTTACTTGATGAATTCAATATTTTATTTAAAAATATTCCTTACAAAAAAATTTATGGACCACCTGAAGAATTTTCATACTTTAAAAAAATAATAAATCATATCATTGACATAATTAATTTATTTGAAAATGATGAAAATAATATTAAAAACTTTATTAATAGAATTGTTGCAAAAGATATAAAGGAGGTAGTAAATATTGTTGATTTTTTAGTTACAAATGAATTAAATAAGGTAAATAACAATAGTTTATTTAATGAATTTTTAAAAAAGAGTTGTTTATTTAGCAATATAATTGAAAAGATATATATGATATTACATTTTTTTCATTTTAAGAGTGATAATTTTAAACTAAACACTTTAATTAATAAAAAAAATGAAATATTAATTGATAACAAAAAATTTAGTATAATGAAAAATAATGTAAATAATTTTGATTATTTTAATTTTGTACTAAACGATGGTTATTTTGATTTACAATATTGGAGTGAAAAAGGTAAAATTTGGTTAAAAAATTACCCAAAAAAACATCCCTATTTTTGGAAAAAATTTGGAGATATTTGGTATATTAGAAAATTTGACAAATTTTATAAACTTGAATCTATATTTGATCAACCGATTGATAATATATCTTATTATGAAGCAGAAGCTTTTTGCAATTATAAAAATGGATATTTGCCAACAATTAATGAATTGAATTTTATTATAGATAAAGGACAGTATCATTCATTTACAATAGGGAATGTTTGGGAATGGACTAAATCAAATTATAATTCAGAAACATCATTATGTTTTGGTGGATCTAAATATAATAGAATTATAATTAATGATATTAATGATAGAATTATTGTTAAGAAAAATGCACAACATTATTTTACAGGATTTAGGATTGTATTTAAAAATTAGGTTATTAGATATTATCTAATAAATATATATATAATATGGCAAGATTCCTAAGAGATTTACAAAAAGAATTTGCGCCTAGTAATAATAATACTACTGAAAAATATAATGAAAATGAACTTTTTACAGAAAGTACAAAAAATTCCAATTACAAAATTGAACATTTTCTTAATAAATCATTTAAATTAAAAGATTATCTTTCATTACTATTTGGCGGTCCATTTTCACAAATTTATTATAGAATCAAAAAAGCAAATGGATCTTTATCTCATTTATGGTTATTATTTCCATTATTTTGGATTCCTCCTTTCAGTGCAATACCATTATACTACATTGCTAAAAATAAGCTAAAAAAGGGTAGATATCCAATCAAAATTATAGATATGCTTGGTTTTGCAATTGCTGGATTAACATTTCTAAATAGTATTTTAGCTTCTCAATCAAAACTTATGATGATAGTGGGTGTTTTAGTAAAATTTGTTGGAACAATTGCATTATTTATTATCAGAGATAAAGATAAATGTTCAAAGAAAAGAATATTAGAAAATGGTATTTACAGTGCTACTAATTTAATTATATTATCAGTTGTTTTAGATTTATTTTTCCAATATGTTATGACAAATGTACCAGTATTAGGTCTTATAATAGATTCTGCTTATAGCACAACAATAGGGAATATAGTTATTAAAACTATACTAACATTATTATCATATTATGCTGTTATAATGAAAAATAATACAGGAAAATTTTGTAAGAAAAAAAATCAACAAAATTTAATAATTAGAATAGGATTAACTTTAGGATCATTATTAGTTTCTGGGCTTTTAAGTGGAGGAGGTGGTGAAGAAGAAGAATATTATGAAGAAGAATAATCAAAATATTTAAATTATTATAATAAAATATTAATTTAATATATATGTCTACAACTAAAGTTGAGTCAGATATGATATTTGTTAAACCAACAGTAAATGATCTACTTGATACAAGTAATGTCAAAAGTAATGATAAATTTTTAACAAAGACTGTAAAAGTATATATGAGTAAAATTAATGAAAATTTTGAACATTTTGAAAATAGGACTGTTTCAAAAGTTGACTTAGGAAATATTTTAACAATATTATTAACTATATTACCAAATACAATTGCGTTATTATATTTTTCTAATAATAAATTAGATATTGTATTAAGAATGTTATTATCGCTTAGTTCATTATTAACATTAATATTAATATTTAAATTAAAATGTACAAAACAATTAAATTTATCTGATCATATAGTTAGTGCTTCAACAACTGCTATCATTTCATGTATAATAAATGTATTTTTTAAATACATATCAAATAATTATAGGAATTTAGATTTAATTAGTACTTTATATGATACACCTATGGGAGTTTATATAATAACAAGTATTAGTTATTTAATATCAGTATATTTTGTTAGTTTAATAAATTATAATCAACAACGGTTATGTAAAAATATTCAATATATTAAAGTTTTAATTACATTTATTTTAGCAATATTACTTTCTCTTTTTCAAGGTGCGATTATTTTATTGCCAAATGAACAATTAAAATAATTTATAAAATTATATATAGTTAAATGTATAAAAATTTTAATAGTTCATCAGATTATTCACAAAATGTATTTGAATTATTTAAAAAAGTAAAACAAGTAGATACCAAATTTAATAAAGATCAAAAATCATATAATGAAAATGAAAAAGAAAATAAAAAAATAAATAAAAAGGATGTAAATTTAAATAAAGTTAAAGTAGATAAAGATACATCTATGCGTACTTCTAAAAGAGTTGTTCCTCTTACTATAAAATCTATTGAAAAAGGTCTGATAATCATGATTTTAGCATTATTAGGAATGCATATATGGAATATAATTATGGAGTATCAGTTATTAATTCCAGCAGCAGTATTATCAGGAGTTATTATTGTTTGTTCATATGGAATATGGAAAGGAATAAAAAGCTTTAAAAAAAAATTTAGATAAATTAATATAAGATTATAAATTTAATGATATTAATTTTATAAAAAAATATATAATATAATTATATATAATGTCAAGCCGTTCCGGACGTGACCAAATGGGTAATAGTTCAAAAAGAGTTGTAGCCGAATTATTTAAAAAAGGTACAAGCCGTATTTCACCAGGTGAAGTTGAAAGACTTCGTGCAAAACATGGTGATGATATCGCTGATGAAGTTGTTGAAGAATTCTATGAAATGAAAGATTCAGTAAGAGAAGATGCACAAAAAGCTGCAAGTTATCTTAGAGGTAAATACCCACATAAACCTCTACACCTTCTTTTAGGTGCCGCAAGAAAATACAAAGCCAAACTAGGCTTAGATGATTTTGCTTTTGAAGAATTCAGAAGAATTTTCGAAGCAGAACTTTCAGGACAATCTGTTGCTATGAGCAGAGTTGTTGAACCACACAGACATTCTAACATCATGGAAAGAACTCTTGGTTCTGGATACAGAGATCAAGCTCCAGGTATGAAAGTTAGAGATGACGAATATGGTGATTTACAAGAAATTTTAAAGATCCATGCTGCTATGAAACCAGCACACGCTGATGTTGTTCTTCAACATCTTCAATACGAAGGTGTACAAAACGGTAACCAAATCGCATTAGCAGGTTTTTTTGATAGAACCAAAGATAGACCAGAATGCTACGTACATCCAGTTATCGCTGCTATGTTCTTACCAAAAATCCCAGTTTTAGAAAAACATTTCCTTATTGCTAACTTAGCTGGTATTATTAAAGGAAGAAAAAACAGAGAACTTATCACTAACAAACCAGATTACTTACTTCATAAAGCAATCACTACTGATCCTAATGATGTTGTATGTGATCCTAACTCTGCTGTTAGAGATCTTAAATTCAGATGTCAAATGCAACATCAATTACTTCAATCAGTTAGATCTCTTAGAAATGGTCAATACTATGACTGCGCAAACAGAGATTTCTTAGCTACTATTGAAAACTGCAGACTTAATAACTTTGATAATCCTGAATTACTATACGGACAAGATGAAGCTACTGTACTTAGTAAACTTCTTGGTGCATTCTCTTTCAGACCAACTGTTCTTTCACAAAGACCAATCGCAACATACGATCCTAATCCAAAAGCAGTTATCCCAAAAATCTACACAAGACACATGCTTACCTTTAGACAAAGAAATCCAAGAGTCGCTCAAGGTGCTGATAGAAAAGTTAGCGAAGTTATGGTTAATGTTTCATACAGAAGAGAAGACGGTAACTTCATTCCATATGAAGAACAAGTTATCTACTCCAACCAAGTTATCTTTGTACTAGTTCCACGTAAATTAATGACTGTTGACCTTAACAGAATGCTTGGACAAAGCACCAACCCAATCAATCTACTTGACTTACCAAGAAACTTAACCGGTTTCGAAAGAGTTAATCCATTTGAATTACAAATTGAAGACATGAGATTAAATGCTGGTGAAGATAGTTTTGACCTTACTTCAGCTGTTTCAGCTAAAATCAGTAATATTGGTAACAATTCACAAAGTAAAGGTTTCATTATTGGAAACATGGCTTGGGTTAAAGCTGATACTGATAATTGGGTATGTTACGATCCTCGTATTGTTAACCAACCAGGTACTCTTAGAACTAACCCAAATCTTGGTACTGGTGCTGATGCAGCTGGTGTCAAAAGTGTATACAGTCTTAGACCAATGATTAAATACACAAAAGACCAAATGAAAGACCATATCCAAAGATTCGGTACTATCTTAATCTACTCAAATGAAACTAGTGTTATTGGTATGGGAGGTATGGATACTGTCCCAAGAAGTCAACTTCTTATCCACCAACCAACTGGTCTATAAATTATCTATTCTTTTTGAATAATTAATAATTAAAAGATTAATACAAGACTAAATTTCTTGTATTAATATTTATAATTGACCTGGTAAATTACGTGTCTTATTAACATTTATTGGTAAAGGAATCATTTCTCTTGGTTTTGATATTTCATCTACATATTTTACATGTTGTCTAGCCATTACTAACATACCCTTCCCTATATGTTGTGTTACTAAATTATTTAATTTTGTTACTTGTTCAGTATAATTTGTACCCATAAATCTAGCAGCCTCGTTGAAAAAATATTTCATCACTATTTTTAAACTTAATGGATCTTGTCTAGGAACTAATATATTCTTATTTGTTTTCTCAAATACATACAATATTAATTGCTTCTGAATTATCTCAACATTTTCTTCAGAAAAAAATATTAAATTTAATTTTTTCTCAGTATCACTTGTCTGTTTAAATTTTTGTGTATATTTCTTAAAATCATCTGGTGATGATTGTAATAATACATTTGGGTTACTCTGTGCATTTTTTAGATTAAATTTAGTATAATAATCTTTACTCATATAATCTAATTAAGATATTTTTTATATTAATTAGATTCTTTTTCTATAATAAATCTACATTGTAACTATCCAAAATTTTTGAATTACCATCTTTTGATATTATTGTACTTAATGGTGTTTTATCAAAATCTTTTGGAACTTTACAATAATATTTATTTATCTCATCTACATCATTATTATTATCATTTGGACGATCTTTACTCCTTATTATTTTTAGTATATGTTCAATTTTTACCTTACCATCTTTATAACTATACCCCTCTTTTACATCCTCCTTTACTATACCCCATTTGTATATTCCATCAGAATCTAAATAACCTACTATATTTCCTTTCTTAAAATTATATTTTACAGGAGTTTTTAAATTTGAATCTGCGTATTGAACTGGTTTCCCTATCATCGTATGCAAATATTGTCTAAAAAAATGTGATATTATATTCTCTGGATATAATTCACTTGGAATATTATCTTTTATTTCTTTATTTAAATCCTTTACATTACTTTCATTTGCAATTATATAACTTTTTATATCCTCTACAAAATCTTTTATTTTTTTTGGACACTCAACTCCTCCTAACTGCTTGAAATTTTTATCCATCCAATCTAAACTTATTAAATCCTTTAAATTCTCAACAAATTTCTTTCCAATATCTCTTTTATTATCATAAAATAATGTCGGTGAAAAATATGATTTAAATTCCTCTTCATCAGGTATTGATGGTAATTCATCATCACCTATTATTTTTCTTGTAGCTCTCTCTATTTGACTCTCAAATACATAATCAGTTATTACAGGATATAATGGTTTTGCATTTACTGGTATTATTGGCATTAATCCAGAAAAATTTACTCCAGAATTTAATTCTATCGGTTTTACATCCTCTATTTCTATTGCACCACCTTGTTGTTTTGGTAAATTATTAGTTATAAAATTATTTATATTTTCTAAAGATTTATTTCTATCTTCATCATTTAATATTGTTTTTACTTTTACACCCGGTAATGATATTTTTTCTACAAAAAAATTGTCTATATCCCTCATTATATTCTTCTTTTCATTTTCAGTTAATAAATATTTTACTCTTACTGAATTAATAATACCATTTTCTATCTCTTGTAAAATTACATTTTTCTCTTCTTCAGTTACTGATTTTATCTCTTTAACATCTACCATCTTATCTTTTATCAAATTATTTATTTCATTTAATACCTGTTCTCTTTCTTCTTTTGATAATCTATATTTATTTTCATTATCTACTTCTTCTTTTTTATCTTTTGAATCAGAATGTTTACTACCTGGATTTTTTGGAAATGGATCAAATAATACTAATGCCCCATAATTTGGAACAAAATATTCAATCCCACCTACTTTATATTTATAAATTCCTTTTGCAAAATTATCATTATAATTTAAATCCTTCACAAATAAACTAGAATTATTTGTCCATTTTAAATCATCAAATACTAAATTTAAATCAAATAATACTTTTGTTATTACTAATATCTGAAATAATACACTATACCATACTTCCTCTCTATGATATCCTACTTCATTCATTTTGTTTACTCTCATATACATTCTATCATCTACTGTATACAATCTTGTACACCAATCCTGAAGTGTATATGTTGGTGATTCTGTTAAAATAACTAACATTCTATTACTATCTATATCTATATTCTTTCCAAATAATTCATCTTCTATAAATTCAGCATTCCCATGCTCAAATGTATTATTATTATTTGCATTTCTTATTTCGTGTGGTAATTTTCCCCAAGTATTTCTTAAATATTTCGCATGTATCTGCTCCTTATAAATTTTTAATTTATTTTTAATGTTCTCTAATTGAGTTGGAGTTAAGTTATCAATATTTTTGTAATTAAATCTTACACCAGATTTTTTATTTACATTCATGAATCCAAAATATAATCCATTTTCTAATTTATTTAAATTATCTTCATTTTCTAACATTTCTTTGTATTTACTTAAAACAAAATTCCTGTGTTTTTGCCACATTATTGGATACTTTTTATTTGTATATTTTTCTACCACTTTTTGTAATCCACTAAAATCTACGTAGTAATCTTCAGCTACATGATAACTATACATCATCAAAAAATTTGGACTCTTCTTCTTTAATAATACATTGTCTCTCATATACATATAATACCATACATCTCTCCATACATTATGATTTTTCCAATCATTTTCAAAATTCCCAATTAAATTACCTAATGAATACTCTAATTTATCCATATGATATAATCTTAAATTTACACCCATCGCATTCTTTGCACAATCTATTCTATGTCTTTCTCTATTTACTCTAACAGGATAACATGATGAAAAGAATAATACTTTTGGTGGTAATGAAGCATACTTATTTTGACTTAATAATCTATTATAAAATGGATTTAACTCTAAAACTTTTAATATACTTGATAAATTTAATACTCCAGTCTTATCATAACCAAGTGTTACTTCATCTCCCTCTACCTCTTTTACTAGTATATTTTTAAAATTTTCATAAGCTACAATTCTTTCTTCTAAATTTGAAAAATAAAATTTCTTTTTAGTTGTTGGAAGTAAATCTTCAAATACATTATGTGTTGCTTCATTATTACCTATTGGATTTGATATGTTCATTGATTTTTTTATTACTATAGGTGCAGGCTGCTTCATAAATCCTGGTTGTGCCATAGGCACGTTCATATACGGATATGCATATGGTCCTACTTGTGGTATAGGTGGAGCTACAAATTCTGCTACTGGAGGTGGAGGTGGTCCCCTTGGCGGACCTCTAGGTTTATTATTATCCCCTAATTGAATATTTATAGTTGGACCTCCTGATTGTTTATTACCAATTGAATAATTTTCACCTCTTGAAGGACCTCTTGAAGGACCTCTTGAAGGTCCTCCTGGTGTTGTCTTTGGAGATTCATAACTATTTTTTACATAATTAGGTGTTTCATTATTATTTGGTTCATTATATTCAGGTATCATTCTAGTTCTTCTGTTAGGTACTGGCTTACTTGGAATACCTTTATAACTATCATCACTTTGTTTTACATTATTTTCTTCCTGTAAACTTTCAAAAATATTTTTTTTTTGCTCAGCTGTTTTATATGGATCATTTTTTTTACTATGATATAATGGAATTTCACGATTCCCTCCTACTATACCACCACCTGACTGAATTTTTTTATTTTCATTTAATTTTACTGTATTCAATGAATTCATAGATGATAATACCTGATTAATTATATTTTTATCAACTCCTTTCCTTTCTAGCTCATTCAAAATATTCCCTTCTTTAAATTCATTTTGCATTTTATTTGTATAATCAATATTATTTAATGGTATTTTTACAAAATTATCATCATTAATATGATCTAATTTTAATTCTTTTATTATTGGCTTTTCTTTACTTATACTTATTTCTTTTGTATTATAAAAATTCTTATTATCATCAGAATCTATCGAAAAATTTTCTTCACTATCACTTTTGTCAGAATTTACAAATAATAAATTATTATTAGGAGAACTATATTCAGTTAATTCTTCAACTCTAGATGGCTTATTTTTTTTTACTTTATTTCTTCTTTTTTTCACCCTACCTCCTTTCTGTTTTATACTCCCTCCTAAACTAAGAACTAACTGATTTAAATCATCTATTAATAAATCTGATTTTATATCTAAACCAAACCTTGTTTCTATTTCTTCAATAAATTCAATTATTAATTCTTTAATATGTTGGTTATCAACTTTATTTTCTTTTTTTATACTATAATCATTCATATTTGAAAATCTAATTTCTACATCTAAATTTGGAATTAAAAAAATTTTATCATTTAATTTTAAAATATTACTTTTATCTGATTTTTTAATTGAATGTAAACTAATATTATCAAAAAATAGTTTTTTTATTTTTATTTCTGGTAAAAATTCATTTAATTTTAATAATTTTTTGATTAAATTTAATATAATTGATTTTATCATTTTTTTATCTTTTTTAATAAATTCTTTTAATTCTTTTTTTTCAAAATAATGTTCAATAAATTGTAAACTTACTACATTTTCTATTTTATCTTCACTTATTAAATCTTCAAGAATTAATAATTTATCTTTAATTTGTGAAGGAACATATTCTTTTAATTTTTTTAAACAAATATCAATATTCATAAGGTGTATATCAACAAAATTACCTTTATTTAAAGTTGCTAATTGACCTACATAATAAGAAAAAACTTTATCACTATTATTTACTGAAAATAAATTATCAATACCAAATTTCTTGTAGTAAGGTTTTATATACATATCAAATTTCTTATTCTTTATTGAAAATTTAATATGAATTACATTTAACCTTGTTCTAATATATTTAAATATACCATTACTTAAATTCATTTTAAGAAATTTTGCATCTAATTCCTTGTTAAATGTATATTTTAAATTTATCATTTTATTTAAATCCTCTAATCTAATAATAATACCAGAATATTCATCGTTTTTTTTATTACTGTCATAAACAGCATTATATAATTCTTTATGAATTTCTAATAAATCAAGTTCATATTTACTCATATATACTATAACTATAAAATATATATATTTTATACTTACAACATTTTAATATAATAAATTAATACTGTTAATCATTCTTATTATTATACACTTCTAATACTCTAGCAGAAGGATCTTTTACATCCCCACACCAATTTGGTAACCAAAATTTAGGAATAACTTCACAATTTTTTTCACCATACATTTTGGTAAATATCTTTCTATAATAATATGCCTCCTTTGTTTCAGGTGGACAATGCTTAAATTTATTTTTCTCTGCTAAATATTCTTCATCTGTTATTTTTTCATTTATATAATTTGTTATTGTTTTATGCCATGATTCTTCCTCTGATGAAACACCATCAGAAAAAGCTTCTTTCTTTCTCCATAAAACTTCTTTTGGTAAAATGTTCTCTGTATCAAATGCTTTCCTTATTAAATATTTCTCCATTCTTTCTTTACAGGGTTTTCTTAATTTAGGATCAATTTTCATATACATATCTACAAATTCTTGATCTAAAAATGGTACTCTTAATTCTAAACCATGATAAGACGTTGCTCTATCTGCTCTTAAACCATCATATAAATGTATCTCTTTTAATCTTAATCTTGCTTCATCATGAAGTTCATTATATGTTGGTGCATTATAGTTATACATATATCCACTACTTAATTCATCTGAACCATCACCTGACATTACAACTTTTATATCAGTTTTCTCAGCAATAAATTTACTAACTAAATATTGTCCTACAGAAGCTCTTACTGTTGTTATATCATAAGATTCTATTGCATATATTGTATCCTCTATCGCATTTAAAAAATCATCTTTCGTTAATTCAATACTATAATGATCACTTTTAATAAATTTTGCTACCATATCAGAATACTTTTGATCAGTACCTCCAGGCATGGTTATGCTAAAAGTTTTTATTTTATTTCTACTATATTTCGCTACTAATGCAGATACTAGAGAACTATCTAATCCACCACTTAATAATGAACCGATCGGTCTATCCGACATTAAACGCTTTTTTATTGCTTTCGTAAAATAAATTCTTATCAAACTTAAAATATCACTCTCATCAAATAATGATATATTATCATATTTATAATTATAATATTCATCAAATGTTTTGCATATCTTATCATTTTTTACTTCTACTCTCATAATTTTACCCGGTGGAAATACTTCTACTTTATCGCATAAATCTACAATACCCTTCATTTCAGATGCAACACATAGTGTTCTCATATTACTCATATAACCATAAAACATTGGTCTTACCCCAATTCTATCCCTCATATGTTCTATTGTAACACTTTTATCACTTTTCTTTATTTTTATTATTGTTATTGCAAATACACCATTTAATCTATCAACTAATCTGCGAGCTCCTATTTTTAAATATAATGGTAATAATACCTCACAATCACTTGATGATTTTAATTTTATATTATACTCTATTGATAAATCTAAATAGTTATATATCTCACCATTACATACTAAGTAATAATTATAATCTAATGTCTCTTTCTCAAATGGTTGATTACCATTTGATCCTAAACCATTTATACTTAATCTTGCAAAACCTAAGTATATATTGTTTACTAACTCAAGTTTTTTTAAAACAGAAAAGTCTGGCCCTCTCCCGTTTATTTTTTTAAAATTTTTTACTAAGGTATCCATATCATAGTTACCTTTTTCTATTGAAAACAGTGACCAAATCCCACACATATTAATATTTATATTATATAATTTTTAAGTAATAAATTTTATTTCAAATTTTATTAATTACTTTAGTATAAAATTTTTATCTATTATCTTTATTATGTATATGGATAAAGAACTTGAAAAACTTAAATCAGTACTTAAAATACAGACATTTCTTAAACATACTATGTACCAATTTAATAAATGCATAGAAAAGAAAAATAATATATTTTATAGAATTAATGAATTAGTTTCAAAAACTGAACATAATTATAATATTGATATTTTTAATCAAGAAAAATATAATATGTATATGGAAAATATGGAAAATTTACTTAAATATTACTATGAATTACCTATAATTAGAAAAAATTCGTTTAATTTTAAATTATCATATATTGATATTCTTGCCAAATTATCTAAATTAAATGAAAAATTAGCTATATATGAAAAAAAATTTGGTCATATCTCTTTTATCAACATTCTTAAAACTATTCAAAACTGGGAATCTTTTTTTACTGAATCTCAAAATGAATTATTAAGACATATTGATTTAATATTTATTCCACTTGAATTCTCTTTTAGTGTTATAAATAATAATGTTGTACATAAAAAAAAAATATTCAGAATTGTTCCTAAAGAAATACAAAATTCTGAAAATGATAATCCTATAACTATTAAAAATACAAATTTACTTACTAATAATATTAAATATAAAATAAATTCCGCTTGTATTGAAATTATTTTTGATCAAAGAAAGCTTAACGTTGTTGGTATTTTTAAAAATGATCCCTTAAATTTACAAAAAAAAAATGGTATCTTTAAAGAAAAATATGATAAACTACTCCAAGATACAAGTAAACTAGATATACCACAAGTATTCTCTAAAGGATATATTGATCAACTAACTTTAAAAGATTTTATTGTTCTATCACATAAAAAAATAACTTTTAAATTACTTAATGCATGGCAAGATCATAATCGTTATGGAGAAAAAAATGTATCTATCCTTGTTAAAGAATTTCTTTTATGTAAATTATCAGAACAAATTAATATTTTGACAACTTTATTACTATCCGAAAATCCTAAAATTAATCATTTAGCATATCTTTTATATGATATGATTTCTACCTCATCCGATACAATTAAACCACAATTTATGGCTGAAGATATTTACAAAAATTTACATTGGAGTATTCAAAAAAGATTCAAATTAGCTTATAAAAAAGTATCTGAATTAAGACATAATTTAAGAAAAATTAATAATATACAAATACCTTACGAAGACAAAATATTACATCTAAATGCTCCTGAAACAGTTATATCTAAAGCAATGGAAAAACTTAAGGAAATATCATCTAATAAAGATTCTCATAAAGCAACCGCATATCTTGATGGATTACTAAAAATCCCTTTCTCTGTTTATAAACAAGAACAAATTATTGAATTCCTTACCAAATTTTATGAAGATATTAAAAATACTATTAATCTCATTAAATCTAAATTGTCTAAATTGCAAAATAACTCAAATCTTAATTCAAAAATATATGATACCATGAATAATACTCTTGAATACTTTGAAAATAATAATATTACTAATGAAAGTAAAATTAATGAATTTATTATTATGCTTAAAAACTCATTAAAAAAAATTAATCTATTTATATCAGAATTTAATAATACACAGTTTATCAATAATAAATCTACTGATGATGGTGATTCTAATAAAGTACTCATTCACAAAAACTTCCTAAAAGTATCCTCTATTTACGATGAAATTGAAGAACTTATTAATGATACATTTAATCAATGGAAAAAATATCAATCAAATAAAAAAATTTATATTAATCAAGTTAGATCTATTCTTGATAATACTATGTATGGACAAAACGATGCAAAAAAAGAAATTGAAAGAATTATCGCACAATGGATTAATGGTAAACAAGATGGTACTGTACTAGGATTATGTGGACCTCCTGGAACTGGTAAAACTACACTATGTAAAAAAGGAATCGCACAATGTCTTAAAGATGAATCAGGAAAATCAAGACCTTTCGCTTTTATCGCTTTAGGTGGATCTACTAATAGTAGTACTTTAGTTGGACACTCTTACACATACCACGGTTCTGTTTGGGGTCGTATTATAGATATTCTTATGGAAACTAAATGTATGAATCCTATTATCTATTTTGATGAACTTGATAAAGTTTCTAAATCTGAACATGGTAGAGAAATTATTGGTATTCTTACACATCTTACCGATTCATCTCAAAATAAAGAATTTGCTGATAAATATTTTGCTGGTATTAAATTTGATTTATCTAAAATATTAATTGTATTCTCTTATAATGATGCATCTCTTATTGATAGAATTTTAAGAGATAGAATTACTGAAATTAAAATATCACCATATTCTAAATCTGAAAAAATTAAAATCGCTGATAATTTCATTATACCACAATTATTAGAAATAACTGGTTATTCTAAAGATGATATTATTATTGGTCATGAAGAAATAAAATATATCATTGATACTTATACAATTGAAGCTGGTGTTCGTAAATTAAAAGAAAAAATATTTGAACTTATCCGTGAAGTTAATCTGAAAAGAATATTCGATGATGAAATTAAATTACCTTATTCCATCACTGTTGATTTCATAAAGAAACATTTTAATGATAAACCTAAAGTACATTTCAAAAAAATAGCTCTTAAACCTTACGTTGGTCTTGTTAATGGACTTTATGCTACTGCTGCTGGTACTGGTGGTATTACACTTATAGAAGTTATGAAAACACCACCTAATGATACTAAACTCGCACTCGAATTAACAGGACAGCAGGGTGATGTTATGAAAGAATCTATGAAATGCGCTAGAACAGTCGCTTGGAATATTATACCTAACTCTATTAAAATATCTATTAAAAAAGAATGGGAAGAAATCGGCTCATATGGACTACATATACATTGTCCTGAAGCATCTACCCCTAAAGATGGACCATCTGCAGGAATTACTATCACTATAGGTATCATTTCCAGACTTACTAATACTCCGGTAAAAAATACTGTTGCTATGACCGGAGAAATTGACCTTAATGGTAAAGTACACAAAATCGGAGGTCTTGAATATAAAATTGATGGGGCTAAAAAAGCAGGTGTTAAATTAGTCCTAATTCCTCATGAAAATATAGATGACTATAATATTATGCTTGATAAGCTATCTCCAGAGGACAGAAATACGCTTTTACATGATTTTGAAGTTAAATCAGTATCTACTATATATGATGTTATACAACTATCTCTTACTGATAATGATATACAATTTGTTAGTAATTAAAAAAATTGAAATTATTTTGCTATGGATTTCTTATAATAATTTGTGTTATTTAGTAATAGATAACACATTGCTAAACGCATTTTTTACAAATATATATGGTATTTTTCCATAATTTATTTTTTTTAAATCAAACCAAACAAACAGACAAACAAAAAATTTCCAATGAGTTTACAAGAAAGGCTTACTGACGTTGAAAGACAAATTAGTGAAATAAAGAAAACGTATCCTTTTTTTCACAATCAAATTACTCAAGATACTCTTGGCCCAGAGGCTAGTGGTGCCTTTGACAAATTTATGGATCTTAAACGTATAAAGATTGACCTTGTACTTGCTATCCAAAGAAGAGAGAGAGAGAGACTACCGATCCAAAGGAATATTCGTCAAGTACGTTTTGAAGGATTATTCCTTGATTCTGACGATGAATCAGAGAATTTACCACCGATTCATTTACCACCGATTCGTGGTCAAAGTTCACTCCCTCACGAAATGAGTGAACTTAACCTGTCACCCATTTCAACCAGAAGTGACTCACAATCTCCACCTCCTGACTTCTTCGATA